GATGCGAGGAAGCCGAATGCCGAGCCTTAACGTTCCGCAGTCGCAGTTCCTCCTGTTGCCCCACAAGTTTCGCGCATTCGTTGCTGGGTTCGGCTCCGGAAAGACCTGGGTCGGATGCTCGGCGCTCAGCAAGCATTTCATGGAGTGGCCGGGCGTCAACGCTGGTTACTTCGCACCGACTTACCCGCAGATTCGAGACATCTTCTATCCAACGATGGAGGAGGTGGCCTACGACTGGGGGTTGAAGACCAAGATCAACCAGGCGAACCATGAGGTTCACATCTACAGCGGCCGGCAGTATCGCGGCACTGTGATTTGCAGGTCGATGGAGAAGCCACAGACCATTGTGGGCTTCAAGATCGGTCACGCTCTGGTCGATGAGTTGGACGTGTTGACGTCGATCAAGGCGCAGCAGGCTTGGCGCAAGATTATTGCCCGAATGCGTTACAACATCCCTGGGCTGAAAAACGGCGTGGACGTGACCACGACGCCGGAAGGCTTCAAGTTCGTCTTTCTTCAGTTCGTGAAGCAGTTGCGCGACAAACCGGCGCTGAAGGAAATGTATGGGCTGATCCAGGCCAGCACCTTCGACAACGAGCTAAACCTGCCTGACGACTACATCGCATCGCTGATGGAGTCGTACCCCGAGCAATTGATCCGCGCGTACCTGAACGGCCAGTTCGTCAACCTGACTTCCGGGTCGATCTACCACGCCTACGACCGCAAGCTGAACCAGTGCTTCGACACTGTGCAGCCTGGTGAGCCGCTGTTTATCGGCATGGACTTCAACGTCGGCAAAATGGCGGCGATCACCCACGTCAAACGTGAGCAGGGCCTGCCGCGCGCCGTGGACGAGTTGATGGATGGCTACGACACGCCGGACATGATCCGCCGCATCAAAGAGCGGTATTGGGAACACACCGGCAACGATTACAGAAAGACCTGCGAGATCCGGATCTACCCGGACGCCTCCGGTGATTCGCGCAAGTCGGTCAATGCCAGCCTAACCGATATCGCCATGCTCAAGCAGGCCGGGTTCACGGTCATCGCGCCGGCGGCCAACCCGCCGGTGAAGGATCGAATCAACGCCATGAACGCCATGTTCTGCAACGCGCAGGGCGAGCGGCGTTACCTGGTGAACCCGTTCACATGCCCGACCTACGCCGATGGATTGGAACAGCAGATATGGGCGCCCAACGGCGAACCAGACAAGAGCCAGGGAAACGACCACGCCAACGACGGCGGCGGTTACTTCATTCACCGCGAGTACCCGATCGTTAAACCGGTCACCTCAATGAAAATGGGATACGCCCGATGAGCAACGACGTCTCCTTCAAACGGGCGGACTACATCGAAGCGCTTGGACGCTGGGCTACTGTGCGCGACGTGTGCGCCGGACAGCATCGCGTTGTCGACCGACTGCCGTACATCAACGCACACGACAAGTCGCCGGAGAACGTAGACCGAAACAAGGCCTATCGCGAACGGGCGGTGTTCAAGAACGCCACCGGTCACACTCGCAATGGCTTGCTCGGTTTGGCGTTTCACAAAGACCCGACGCTGACCGTCGCCAAGAAGATGGAATATCTGCAGGACAACGCCAACGGCTCCGGGGTGAGCATCTACCAGCATTCGCAGGGCACGCTCGAAAAGGTGCTTGAGGCTGGGCGGCATGGTCTGTACGTCGACTATCACCAAGACAGCGGCACCGGTGGGCACTCGGTGATCCTGTCGTACTGCGCAGAAGACATCATCAACTGGCGTACGGGCATGGTGAACGGTCACTGCGTACTGACCCTGGTGGTGCTGCGCGAGTCGCCGGAGATCGAAGACGGCTTCGGCTTCAAGGTGGTGGAGCAATACCGGGAACTGGCTCTCGAGGATGGTGGCTTTGTTTGCCGGGTTTGGCGCCGGTCTGGGCCGAAAGGTGGCGGGCCGCTGACTGTTGTTGAGGAGTTCAAGCCCACCGGCGCCGCCGGCCGCCTGAAAGAGATCCCGTTCACCTTCGTCGGCGCGCAGAACAACGATCCGAGTATCGACGAGTCACCGCTTTACGACATCGCCATGATCAACTTGGGCCACTATCGGAACAGCGCCGACTACGAGGATAGCGTCTTCTGGTGCGGCCAGGCTCAACCGTGGATATCCGGTCTGGACGAGCAGTGGCGCGACTGGATGGAGAAGAACGGCGTTTATGTTGGTTCTCGCGCGCCGATGATGCTGCCTGTTGGCGGCGCCTTCGGGTATGCCCAGCCACTGCCGAACACGCTGGTGAAGGAGGCCATGGCCGATAAGAACCAGATGATGATCGAACTTGGCGCCCGAATGGTGGTGGCTTCTCTCTCGTCCAAGACGGCTACCGAAGCCCGTGGTGATCAGTCTGCATCGACGTCTGTCCTTGCCGGCTGCGTAGCGAACGTCAGCGAGGCTTACACTCGCGTAATCATGTGGTGCTGCACCTACATGGGAGTCGATGACGCGAAGGTTGCCTATCAGATCAACCAGGAATTCGTGGAGCTGACGGCAGATCCGCAAATGATCACCGCGCTGGTCGGCCTCTGGCAGAACGGTGGATTCGCCAAAGCAGATCTTCGAGCGTACCTGCGCAAGTTGGGCCTGATCGCGCCAGAGCGCACCGACCAGCAAATCGACGGCGAGCTGGCAGAGCAGGGGGACGGCCTGGGCTTGGATGATGAGGGCGTAATTGATGGCAGCAAACCAAGCAATCCTTGACGCTACGATCCGGCACGCGGTTTTCCTTGAAAAGCTGAAAGCCGGGGAGGTGGGCAAATTCGCTCCTTTCCTCAAGGAGATTGACCGCTCGATCCGCGTCAGGCTAACCCAGTCGGATCTGACCGAGTACAACGTGAAGCGGCTGGAAGCGCTACTGAAAGAGGTCGACAGTCTGCTGCTGAGCATCTTCGACCGCTACAGCGCGCAACTGAACCTCGACCTCATCGACATCGCCAACTACGAGGCTGAGTTTGAGGCTTCGAGCCTAGCCCGGTCTGCGCCGGTTGGTGTCTCGTTGGATGTGGTTGCGCCGACGGCAGCGGCTATCCGCACGGCGGTATTGACCAACCCCCTCAGTGTGCGCGGCACCGGCGGCGGTAAGCTGCTGAAGTCGTTCATCAAGGGATGGACCAGTGCCGAGCGCGAGCGAGTCACCGGCACGATCCGGCAGGGATTCTTCGAAGGTCAAACGAACTTCCAGATCATCCGCAACATTCGCGGCACCAAGGCAGCCGGGTACAAGGACGGGGTTCTCGCCACCACCAACCGCAATGCCAGCACGGTCGTGCACACCGCGATTCAACATGTGTCGTCTCAGGCGCGTATGGAGGTGGCCAAGGCCAATACGGACATCGTGTCCGAAGTCGAGATGGTCGCCACGCTGGACAGCAAGACAAGCCAGCAATGCCGGTCGATGGATAAGCGACGGTTTCCGGTCGATTCCGGCCCGCGCCCACCGTTTCACCCGAATTGCCGTACCACATTCGTCCTGCTGACCAAGCTCAGCGAAATGTTTGCCAAGGACGCTACGCGGGCGGCGGTGGGCGCAGGTGGAGCCGGGCAGGTAAGTGCGAGCCTCGACTATTACCACTGGCTTCAACAACAGCCAGCGTCGTTTCAGGACGTGGCGATCGGGCCGGCGCGGGCAAAACTGTTTCGCGAGGGCGGCCTGAGTGTTGAGCGCTTCGCAGAGCTGCAGCTTGATCGCAACTTCGCGCCGCTGTCACTGGGCCAGATGAAGAGGTTGGAGCCTTTGGCCTTTGAACGGGCAGGCATTTCATAGCCTGCCTGCATGGTTCATTGATGTTTCAAACTGACAATCTTAAATGGATTGCCGAAAGGGTCTGTTCCTTGAAGCACGATATATTGTGGCTCTTGGGACAATATCTTGTACTCATCCGAACTGCCTGGAACATACTGCTTGTTCATGTCCGGAAGCGAATAACCGGTCAGCTTTTCCAGAAGAGGGATCGGCATCTCTTGCCCGCCGCTTTGAAAGGTAGTCGGTTCCGAGTGTAAGCCTGTCAATGTAAAAGTCAGGAACTGATGGTCAGCCGTCCATGTCCCCGACCCTTTTGTAAGCACTACAGCAGAAAATGGCTTGTCCGACTCGCCGCCCGAGAACTTTAGGGTGCCGTTCACATTATATCTTCCGTTACGGAAGTATTCAGTGATGCCGTTGAAGGCAACAGTTCCGCCTGGTACTGGATGCTGATAGTTGCTTTCCCAGCGCCCGAGGAAGCCTGGATTGTGCTCTGGGCCTGATTCATGAACCGCCGCGTATATTGTCGCGATTCCGGCGATGAGAGTGATGATTCCTCCAGCTCTGACATAACCCTTACGAGTAAATCGCTTAATCGTTTCTAGCTTCATTTTTCAGTACTACTCCATTAGTAATTTGGCGGTCGACGCGATTCTACCCAGATCGACACGTCTCGGTAGCGCCATTCACCATTTTCCAGCCTCGCATTCGCGAGGCTTTTTTATGCCCGCAAAGCGGGCCACACATACCCAAGGGGTGCATCAACGTGGCAGAAGAAAACGAAATCGACCTGGACAACCCGGCAGTTAAGGCCGCTATCGCGACTGCCGTTGAGGCCTCCGTTTCTGGTCTGAAAACCAAAAACTCCGAACTGCTGGGCAAGCTGAAGGACAGCACCACCAAGCTGACTCAGTTCGAAACCCAATTCGAAGGCATCGACATCGACGCCGTCAAAGGCTTGCTCAGCCGGGCTGGCCAAGACGAAGAAACCAAGCTGCTGACCGAGGGTAAGGTGGACGAGGTGTTCAACCGCCGTACCGAGCGCCTGCGTGGCGACTACGACAAGCAGTTGAAGACTGTCACCGCGCGGGCCGAGAAGGCCGAAGCATTCGCCGCCAAGTTCCAGGGCAAAGTCCTGGGCGATTCGGTTCGCGGTGCTGCGCTTAAAGCCGGCGCACTGCCGGAAGCAACCGATGACATCATCCTGCGCGCCAAAGGCGTGTTCTCGCTGAACGAAGAGGGCGAAGCGGTCGCTGTCGATGAATCCGGCCAGGTCATTCTCGGCAAAGACGGCAAAACCCCTCTGACCCCGCTCGAATGGGCGGAATCCCTGCGCGAAAGCGCACCTCATCTGTGGCCAAGGGCTTCAGGGACACAAGCCCCGGGCGGGGGTAGCGGCCAGGCTGCATTCAAGCGCTCCGAAATGACTGCCGAGCAAAAGCGCGACTACCAGCGCAAGCACGGCCAAACCGCATATCTGCAATTGCCCAAGTAAGGGGATTCACCCATGGCAACGACTGTGAACAGCGACCTGATCATCTACAACGATGAGGCGCAAACCGCATACCTGGAGCGTGTCCAGGACAACCTCGATGTGTTCAACGCATCGTCCAATGGGGCGATCGTGCTCGATAACGAGCTGATCGAAGGTGACTTCCGCAAGCGCTCGTTCTACAAGATCGGCGGCTCGCTGGAGCATCGCGACGTCAACTCCACCGGCAAGGTGACCGCGAAGAAGATCGGCGCGGGCGAAGCCGTTGGCGTCAAGGCGCCGTGGAAGTACGGTCCGTACCAGACCACCGAAGAGGCGTTCAAGCGCCGCGGTCGTCCGGTCGACGAGTTCTCTCAAATCATCGGCGCCGACGTTGCTGACGCCACACTGGAAGGCTTCATCCAGTACGCCACTGCTGCGCTGCGCGCATCGATCAGCTCCAACGCAGACATGGTGGTTTCGGCCAACATCGAGACCGACGGCAAGAAGACCCTGACCCGAGGCATGCGCAAGTTCGGCGACAAGTTCGGCCGTATCGCGCTGTGGGTCATGCACTCCAGTGCTTACTTCGACATCGTCGACGAGGCGATCGCGAACAAGGTCTACGAAGAAGCCGGTGTCGTCATCTACGGCGGCCTGCCAGGCACTCTCGGCAAGCCGGTTCTGGTCACCGATACCGCGCCCGCAGATGTGATCTTCGGCCTGCTGCCAAACGCTGTTGTGATCACTGAGTCTCAGGCGCCCGGTTTCCGTTCGTATGCGGTGAACGATGAGGAGAACCTGGGTATCGGCTACCGCGCTGAAGGCACCGTCAACATCGACGTTCTCGGCTACAGCTGGAAGGAAGCCGCTGGTGGTGCGAATCCAACGCTTGCCGCCGTGGGTTCGGCTGCGAACTGGGTCAAGCATTCCAACAGCAATAAGGTGACTGCTGGCGTGCTGATCACCCTGACCACCACGCCACCAGCCGGCGGCTGATACCGGCCCTGACAGCGGCCAGCGATGGCCGCTACGGAGAGTTTTATGGAACTGGTTTATTCCACTCAAAATTCGGACTTCGATCCGAAAAAACGGTACCGCAATCCGGCTCACTTTGATCGGCCTGAAGCGGGTGTGACCCATGCGGTGGTGATTGGCGACTGGCCAAAGGTGGTCGACGCCTATGAGGCGCAGGGCGTCGAAGTCTCGATATTGAAGCCTTTGTTCAGCGCGTCGGTTAATTCGGATCGTGCCGACACCATCGCCAGCCTGGAGCAGGACAACGACATGCTTCGCGCCGAGCGCGACGGCATACTGCGACTGATCGAAGCCGCCGAGGGGCAATCCGAACTGGAACATCCGGGCGCCGGCGAACTACCAATCCGCCTGTTCGGTGCGCTGAAAGCGCTGCACGAGGGTTTCGAAACCCTCACGGGTGAACGTGACAACTTGGCGGGCGAGGTTGAATCTCTCCGCGCTGAAATCGAACGCCTCAAGGCGGCAGCGGAGCCGGTCGATAATGCCGAGAAGATCGCGAACCTCAAGGCGCAGCTAGACGCCGCCAACGTGACGTATCGGGCGAATGCTTCGGTAGAATCGCTGGAAAAGGCAGTTGCTGAACTGCAGCAGGCGTAATAACCCGGGTGCCCGGCAACGCGGTACCCGATCCAGAAAACCACAGCGAGCTGATTCATGACTCTCATCATCGAGGACGGTACCGGCAAGCCTGACGCCGAAAGCTACGCATCTGCCGAAGATCTGGACATGTACGCCGTGAAGTTCGGTGTGACCATCCCGGCGGAGGTTCCAGCGCAAGAAGCGCTACTGCGCCGGGCCGCGCTGGCAATGGACGGCATGACGTGGAAAGGGCGAAAGTCCAACAGCGAGCAGGCACTATCCTGGCCACGCCGCGGCGTCGAGCTGGATTACGAGATCAAGCCCGACAACTACCTGCCCGCGCGCATCCAGTACGGCCAGATGGCTTTGGCCGCCGAGATCCACACTGACGACGTCGACCCGATCGAGAAACGCAAAGGCGCGTTAACGCTGGAGCGTGTCGAGGGCGCTGTCACACGCGAGTACGCGACGATCCCGAACACCAGCGGCCGACTGTTGCCGGCGGCGCCGGATCGCCCAAGCGCAACCCAGTTTGCTGACTACCTACAGAAGCGCGGTCTGTTCGCCGTGCGCGCATAGCTGAAACGGAGCCACCATGGCCTTCTATGACGAAATGGCCGTGATGGCTCTGGAGATGATCACAGAGTTTGGCCAGCCCGTGACCATCAGCAAGACGGAGCCGGGCGAGTATGACCCGGAGACGGGCGGCGAATCGCCAGGCGCTACCATCGAGCAGACCGCCCAAGGCATCCTGCTTGACTTCACCGGTCAGGAATTCCAGAGCAACAGCCTCATCAAGCAGGGCGACAAGAAGCTGAAGATCGCCGCGAAGGGGCTGGAATGGGTGCCTGATCTGCTCAACAAGGTCATCATCCAGGGCCGGACGTGGTCGATCATCCCGCCGCTCAAGGAGATCAACCCCGCCGGCACACCGATCCTGTATGAGCTGCAGGTGCGGTCATGAGCCGGGCGGGCGCCGGGCAGTCCGGCAACTTCGCCCTGAGCCTGGCTGAATTCGCCGCACAGGCCAGCGAAGCCATCGACGCAAGCGTGCGCGAGATCATCATCGAGCTCGGTAGCAGCCTCATACGCATGTCTCCCGTGGGTAACCCCGAAATCTGGGCTGCGAACGTAGCTCACCGGGAGGCGAACACCTGGGCGGCCGACGACTACGACTTCAAGGTGGCCGTCCGGAACACGCTCATCAACCTGGACGAAAGCAATTTCACCAAGGCCGGGAAGTTGAAGCGGGGCGTGAAGTACGCCAAACCTCTGACCAAGACTGAGCGCGACCACAACTTCAACGTGAACGGCTTGGTCGCCGGTAAGGACTACGTCGGGGGCCGCTTCCGGGCGAACTGGCACCTGTCCATCGGCGTGGTTGAAAACGTCACCTTCGACGAGGTTGATCCGAGCGGCACCGAGACCATCGCGGCTTTGGTCGCCGCCATCAGCGATTTCACCGCCGGCCAGATGGTCTACCTCATCAACAACTTGCCCTATGCGATCCCGCTGGAGTTCGGCCATTCCAAACAGGCCCCGAGCGGCATGGTTCGGGTCACCGTGGCTCGCTTCCAGCAGATCGTGCAGGAGGCCATCAGGAACAATCAGGTATGAGTCACGCACGCGTTCGTCAGGCCATCGAAATGAAGCTGGCCGCATGGTCCGCTGCACGTC